TTATGTAAACCTTGCCTGTAAAGCGTTTAAAGGGCCTTTAAAGGGATTTTAGAGTGATTATGGTATATTTCTATCATTAACTCATTCAAAAGCTTTTACGGGCATTCTAGGGCGTTGTATGGATTGATGGTGGGGTGTATGTGACAATGGATAGGTTGCAATAATCGTTAAGATGGGACGTATGGGGCAAGACTGTATTATGTCAACCTTGATTATAAGGCCGTACAAGGCCGTATAACAGGACTTTGTGCCAGGGGTGTACATTTCCTTACCTACCATCCTTAAAACGGTTGTAGCATGGTTGTAGTACGTTGTAGCCCTATCGCAACCCGGCTGTTATTCCTTGATTGGCACTATTTCCTTAATCTCAAAAATTTTTATGTCTATTCAAATTGTTTTTATTATTAGATAGATTCAAAAATGGAAAATTTTGGGAAGGAAATACAAGAGCAATTTTTACAAAAATCCAGAAAATCCAGGAATAAGGGGTAATTTACATTTTGAAAATTTCCAGGGGCTTTTTATGTGCAAGTATGATTTTTATACTTGCTTTTTTATTGTTCTTATGTTATAGTAGTATTAGTAATAATTATATTTTCTTTTATCAAAGTAATAATATAGTGATAAACGGCTTATTAATAAGACAGTTTATATCTATATTATATTTTTTCAAGGATGCAGAATATAAAAGTATAAAAATTTTGTAGTTTAAATTAAAGAAGGGAAGATAAATAAATGAACGAAGCAAAAAGAAAAACTTATAAAAAATATGTGTATGTACTTTATATTTATACAAATAAAACAGATAGAGTAATACATGGTGTTTATTCCTCATTAAAGAAAACAGATAAAATAGGTGAGGAATTAAGAAAAGCTACTAATAATCATACTTTATCTTTTATTGATAGGTGGATAGTAAACTAAAAATAAAATAAGATTCATAATAATGCAAAATTTTTTTGTAAAAAGATATGAATATAGATTGTATTTTTTTGAAATATTTTTTTATCAATAAATCTATTAATATAAAGAAGAAACAAAAAAAGCATATAAAGAAATAGAAACTTTATGACAAGAAACAAATAACTAAACAAATAAATGAAAACTATTTAAATTAAAATAATTTACAAGTTACCATGAATACTATAATATAGGAAAGAATTAAAAAATAACCAACATATAATATAAGACATAAGAAAATCTATTTTGCTTTTTGTTTTCTATATTATGAAAAAATTAGTAATAGCTGAAACTGGGGGGGTACTTATAAGAAAAGCCTAATAATTAGGCTTTTTTATTTTTTTAAAAATAAATTTTAAAAAGTGTTGACATATGAAAATGTATATGATATCATGTATTTATCAACAACAAAGCAACACAAAATTCTAAAGCAATATTCTAAAAATTCTAATTCAAAAATTGAATATCGAAGTAAAGTCATATCTTCTAGCATTGAGAAAAGAAAGCGTATAAACGCATATATGAAAAGGAGAAAATCATAATGAAAAATTTTAAAAGAATTATTAACCCATGTACTAATGAAGTTTATATTTACAATGGCAAAAAGCGGTCTGTAAATTCATTTTGTAAAATTGAATATCAAGACGGACAATTGTCTATTACTGGTGTAATTGGTCCAAAATCTAATGGTAATTGTTGGGGAAGTTGTGGACAGTGTTCAGAAGAGGTAAGGACAGGAACTCCCACAAAGAATTGGACAAATGAAATGTTACAGAAGTTTTGTGACATATGGGATGAATGGCATCTAAACGATATGCGTCCTTATTGTAGCCATATGAAAAAATTAGGATGGGATAAAATGGCAGAGGAAAAAGTTGAAGTAAAAACTTATAAACTTACCAGGGAAACCAGAGAAAAACAGAACGAAGCAAAAAATCGTGCTTTAAAATGTTTGACAAATCATGAGCCATTCTTTCCTACTTTGGAGGAAACAAAAATTTACAATTTACCATTTGAGAAAAAATCTTATAATGGTAGTGAGTTTTCAGACAGTGAATGCTATGAATATACAGAGAAAAACTGTTTAGGCCACTCTAATACAGACCATAAAATCAGAGGGTGGATAGATTACTCAGATAATGAATTAGGATTATTAGGAAGGGAATGTCCTGTATGCGGCTATAAATACGGTCATGGTTGGTTGAAGGAAGAAATACCACAGGATGTTATAGATTTTTTAACTAATTTACCAAAATCAAACAAAGTTCCAGCTTGGATATAGAAAGGGATATAATTATGTCTAATTTAAAAACATGGAATGGTAAAACAGTATGGAAATGGTACTCTACTTTGGACAAAAACGGAAATAAAGTAGCTAAAATTTTTTATGTAGATGGGACTACAGAAATTACAAGAAGTCCTTTGTTGCCATTAACCAGCGATAAACATTATAAGTCTTTAAGTGGGTTGTATAACAGTAAATAATAAGGAGGGAAACATGGATAATATTAGTTATTTACATTATGTAAGTAATGGAGTAATTTATTATCCCCGTGTAGAAAAAATAATTTTAAAATCTGACAAAGGAATATTAAACCATGCTTTAAAAAATATGAATAAAAATATTGATGATGAAGTATGGTTGTTGAAAGAGTCTGCTATAGATGTATTAGGAGATTCAGCGAACAAAGGGCATATAATGAACTATATATATGCCCATGGAAAAAGAATAGTTTAAATTGATAGGAGAAATCAAGAATGAAAAAAGCCTATTTTAATACAACTCAAACTGATTTGGTAAAATACAATAATAATATTGTTAATATAAAACGAGCTTTAACTGCATCTGAAATAGATATTGAAGATGTAGGCTCTATGTATGAAATTATTTTACCAAATGGGAAACAAATAGAAGCTTTCAAGGATGAATTAACTTTAATAAAATAAATAATAAGGAGATTTATTGATATGAGCACATTAAAAAACGTTGAATATAAAACAGAATTTTTAAGAGGAACAAGAGCGGGAAACACTGCTAAAAATCAAGTTGTAATGATTATCAATACAAAAGATAATCATACAGAAATTTTTCAAAGTTATGATTCTTTGATTTGTAAGGTAGATTACAACAAAAAGCAAATAGTTGTTAGTAACAAATGGAATTATTCTATTACTACTTTAAAATATTTTTATCAATTTTTAAAGGAGTATGTAGGTATGGACTTATCTTGCAAAAAAAGTATTGAATCAGCTTTTGAAGGCCGCAAAATTTTTGTTGATAAGGCGCAATGCTTCTTTGATTTTATTTTAGATGAAAATTTGTAGAAAGGAGGTATTATGGCGATTTCAGGGCATTGGAGGACAAGCGTATGTTAAAAAGAGATAAAGCAGATGAATTATATAGTTTGGTAATGAAAAGATATGCAAAAGAGAAGCCAAACGTAATAGTTACTAATTCTATGATGGATAATATATGGTACAGCGTTTATGGTGTACTTTGTAGAGACGGAGAAGATATAGCAAGAAAATATGCTGAGACTGCTAAATTAGTAGATATGGAAATTTATTTAATTGATGGGCGGTTCATTATTGGAGAATATTCTATTGCGGGAAATAATGAAGATGGATATACAGTATGGATAAACGATGATGGAGAAGATTCAGATACATTATATGAAAACACTTCTTTTGAAAATTGCGTTGTCTGGTGTTTAAATAGCTAATGAAACAATGATTTTATAGGAGGTAAATCATACATTAATTAAATGGTAAAAATAATTTTATTTTTTTAAAAAGTGTTGACTTTTATTATTTCTTATAGTAAAATGTATTTAACAAATAAATATTATAAATGAAAAACAGGAGGAAAGAATTATGTATAATATTACAACTACTACATGGACGATGAAAAGGTTATTAAAAGAATTTGGTAATATCAATTTCCGTTGCCCTGTACAGCGTGGTTTTGTATGGGATATTGGTAGACAGTCTTTATTTGTGCATAGTCTGCTTAATGGAGACATTATCCCGCCACTTTTTTTACGGCGGTTATCTTTGGAGGATAACAAGTATAAAATGGAAGCCAGGGACGGTCAGCAGAGGTGCACAACCGTTTATCGTTTCATGAAGGGTGAATTTAAGTTGTCTAAAATTCCAGAGTATAAAGAGGGGGATAAATTTGATTTTAGAATCCCTAGAGGCGAGGATAAAAAGTTAGAAAACATTAACGGGTTATCCTGGGATGATTTAACAGAGGACGAAAAAGACAGAATAAGGGATGCCACAATATCTATTTATTATATTGACAATGCTACAGATATTGAGGCGGACATGATTTTCTTTAAACTTAACAATGGTAAATCTCTTACTAATACAGAGTTGGCAAGAGCACAAGCAAAGAGCCGCGATACAATCAAATCTTTGGGGGGCCATGAACTTTTCACAAAAATGTTCAGTGAAAAAGCTATGGTAAATAGCTCTTTCGATATGATTGTAAAAATATGGTTTATGCTTAATGAAGATGAACCTAACTTAATGAGTGACCATATTAAGGCAGAGTTAAAGAGTATTGATATTACTCCCGAAGATTCTAGCCGAATCAACAATGCGTTAGATTTTGCTTTAACAGTATATAACAATGTATCTATTCCAAAAATTGCCAAACGCATGATAACAAAAACTCATTTTTTGTCTTTGGTTCCAATTATAGATAAAGCTATAGAGGATGATATCAACCCGGCAAAATTTGTGGAATTTGTAGAAAGTTTTTATGACGGCAAAAGCACAAAAGAGCCAACTATCAACAATATTTATAACGAAGTTTTCAATAACGCAAGTGCAAGCCGTAGCCGCATAAGAGTGCGTCACAATGCGCTTATGAACCATTATGAAAAATTATTTAATGGTGAAAAAGAGGACGTATACAGCACAAATTTGGCTGAGTTTGAAAAAGACGATGAAAAAGACCAAAAAGGAAAAGAAGAAAAAGGAGAAAATTATAGCGAGATTGTGGACATAAATGATTTGTCTGAGCCTGTTATTTCAGAACCAGAAGCGGAACCAGAAGAACCAAAACCAGAAGAGCCAAAAAAGAAAACAGTAAAAAAGACAGAAAACAAAGAAAAAGAAAAGACCCCAAATAGCCCTAAATCAGCAACCCCAAAAACAAATGAGCCTGTTACTATGTCTACAGCAGACTACAACAAAGAGTTGGAAGAAAAAAGGAAGGCCAAAGAGCAGGAAAAAATCAATAAAGCAAAATTAGGTGTTGCACCATTTTAAAGACTATATTTAAGAATAATTCCCTAGATTTAGGCTAGGGAATTATTCTATTTTGCAAATTGAAACATTTTTTCTAAAAAACCATTGACAAAATAAAATAAATGCGTTATACTCAATACATAGTTAAATACATAATTAAAACAAACAAATTAAAGGAGGAAATACATAATGAAAGAAGTAACAATGGTATTTAATGTATATAGGTTTGAGGAATTAAACGAAGAAGCAAAAGAGGTAGTTAAACAGTGGTATTTAGATGGTCAGGATACAAATATTTTCAGTGATGATTTAAAATCTGAATTAGATGTGTTTTTCCCTAATTCAGATTTAAACGCAAATTATAATTTGAGTTGTTGCCAGGGTGATTATGTAAATATCAATGGGGATATTTCCTTAAAAGATGTATTATGGTTTGCAGAAAAAGAAAAATTAAATCAAGAAATATATGATTATGCTCATGATTTCTTTACAGAAGAAGAACTATCTTTGTTGATAGGATGGTTTGAAGAAATGGAAACCATAAAATTATCACAAGTAAGTTATGGAGTTTATGAGCCTGCTTGTATAATGGGAATTGTTGATTTTTTAGAAGAAGAAAAAGATTATGGGAAATACGTTAAACACAATTTAAAATTTCCCATTGGTATTGTTAAAAAATTCCAAAGATTTTTTGTGGATTCCTTAACTGCATTAACTAATGAATTTAAAGAAATGGGATACAATTTCTTTTATGAAATTTCAGATGAAGATTTACAAGAACATTGTGAAAATAATGATTATTGGTTTTATGAAAATGGTAAGTTTTACGAATAAAAAATAAAAAAAGGAGTGTAAAAAAATGAAAAAAATAATTGCAAAAATTGTACTAATTTGTATGGTGGGAATGGCTATATTGATAGGATGCTTTATTTATCAACACAAGGTGAATATGAATACATTGGAAAATATTCCAGGGGTTGAAAAAATGAAAGCAACTTATGCAGATTACAAGCCAAAATCTACTCAGCCCCCAAAGAAAGTTACTGTTTCTAAAAAAGAAACTTCTACTACAGCCCCAAGAGAAAGAACCAAGACAGCAGAAGAACTAATCATTATTACAGACGCTACATTCACTCTTGATGGGGATTATGTGCGTTTTAAAGCAAAAGTTACAAATGGTTCTGACAGAACAGTTGATTACTTTAAATATGATATCTTTGGGGCTAATGATAAGGGCGACATTGTAGTGTGCGAATGGTCAAATTGGAGTGGTACTTTACCATCGGGGGCCAGTACTTTAATTGATACTATGTTCAAATACAATCCAGAGGGGACACGGTACGGGGCTATCATGAACAAAATTTCATATGCATATTAAGTTTAAGTTTTTAAAACCTTCCAGAAATGGAAGGTTTTTATTATGAAAATATATAAAAAGTAGTTGACAGATTTATAAAATGATGATATAATTATTACATAATTAAATAGTTACATAATGTATGGTGTGGAATGCAAGCTTGATTGTGCAAACATGGAAGGTACAATTTTTTAATTATCAGATAATTACAGTTTAAAATAGCAAATATTCAGACTTGATTTTATATGAAATGTATGATATCATTATAGGAAAGAGAAGAAAGGAGTAAACAACAAATGAATAAATACTATGTGAATGTTAGTACAGGGGAATGTACAGAAAATCACAAAACCGCTGTACAATGGTTTAATCAAGGTAGTAATATAGAAATATGGAAGAATAACATTAAAAGGTTAGTGTGGGAACATTAATAAGAAAAGGAATTATCAGTAATTAAATAGCCACTATAAAACCGTTAAAAATAGGTATAGGCAATCTTTAAAGTGTGAAAACTTTAGGGGTTGCCTATTTTTATTTTACAGTACATTGATAATTTAATATGTTAAAGTATTAAAGTTTATATGTGTATAATGTATTTTATTCCTATTGATTTAGTATGGATTATCAGAATGAACGAGAATCGTTTTAAGGGGCCTTAAGGTACTAATATAAGCCTAAATAGGTTGAAAGGGATATATGGCTTTTCTGATGCGTTCTATGAGGGATAAAGTATAGTTAAAACCCGGTACAATAGAGTACAGCAGTTTGTGTCAATGAGTGTGAGGGAATCTTTACCCATGCAAATTTGAAAGGGTTATATCGTCTGTACTGCTCTATATTATGTCAACCTTGTTTATAACGCACTACAAGGCAAAATAAGCCACTTTAAGTTCTTGATGGATAAAGTATCAATTAAGTGTGTTTAAACGGCTACAAATCGTTTATACACTGTTATACCGGGATATATACAAATGAGAAGCTATAGTTTTAAAAAAGAAATTACATTTTTGAATTTTAAAAAAATCAGAAAATTCTGATAACTTAAAAATAAAAAATATTTTTGTAAAAATAATACATATATAATCTTTGTATAAATTGGGAACAAGTTAAAAATCCCAGAATGGCGATAATAAAAATTTCCAGGGAAAATATACAAAAATAGAAAAAAGGTAATGGCGATAACAAAAAATCCCAGCCGTTTTTCTATTTTTATTTTTTGCTTTACATTTTTATTATTTCATGTTATAGTATAATAAAGTTTATAAGCAGGATTTTTAATTATGATATCAAAAAAATATTTTTTATGATTTTATGAAAGTATGAAAGGAGGCAAATGAATATTTATTATTATGAATCAAAATCAGTAGAGCATCAGCAAGAAAATTTTGTAGAGGCTGAATCAATATCTAAAGCTAGATATATTATTTGGCTTAAAGGAGCATCTGAATATTATAAAAATTTTATTGATTTTTTTAAAGATATAAAAATCAGAAAAGTAAACAAAGAATAATAAAGAAAGGAAAATTTTATGGAGAATATATTTTTAGTAGATATATTAAATAAGTTGGATAATACTACTTATGTATTTATTTGTAAGAATAAAAGTTATTCACCTAATTTAGAAGTTTCTAACATAAAAGGACTTCATCTTCTTAATTTGTGTGGAGGTGAAACTTTATACAAAGGAAGAATTTGTGATATGACAGGAAAAGATTATGCTGAATGTATGTTAAGAGTAATATGTACTACAGAATATAATTCTATTGTTCCTTATTATATGGAAAATGGTATAATAGGATTTAAAATAATTGTTGATATATAAGATATAAGAAAATTTAAATCGGTTTTTAGATATATAAAATTCAAATCGTTTTTGATTGTCTAAAACTCAGAAAGGAAATGAAACGTTGAAAGTACCCCCTATATATAAAAATGAACTAGATTATTTTATTACGCAAAATCATAATCTTATATACTCTTTTTTAAGACAACATAATTTAAATATAGAAGATTATTATGATATTGCGGCTATTGGATTAGTAAGAGCGGCACAAACTTTTCAAGAAGAAAAAGGTAGTAAATTTTCTAGTTATGCTTATTTTGTTATGTGGAATGAAATAAAAAATGAATGGAGAAAAAATAGTGCACAACATAGAGAAATACAAAAGTATCTTATTTCTTATAATCAAAATATAAAAAATAATAATGAAGATGGAAAAACTGTTCTTTTAGACTGTTTACCAGATATTAATTGTGATGTAGAAAATGAAATTATTATAAAAACAGTTGTAGAAAATTTTGTGAAAAAAATTAAAAATCCTAATCACAAAAAGATATTCTATATGCATATAAGTGGATACAAACAAAGAGAAATTGCAGAGGAAGTTAATCGAACTCAATCTAATGTTAATAGAATTATAAAAGATTTATTACAAAAGTTGAGAAAAGAATTAGGTATAAAGCAATAAACTGATTCCGGATTAAAAAATAAATTTAAAAATTTTTGAAAAAGTGATTGACAGATAATAAAGTATATGATATACTCTTAAATGTAAGAGAGATACAGAAACATAAACATAAGAAAGGTAAATAAAGAAAAGTTGAAATAAATAATTTCAATAATTCTTTAAATAAATAAAAAATATGAATAATAGAGTAGATAATAATAGCAGAGGGCCGCCGAAGTAAACAAAATAAAAAACTATAGAATATTATAGAAAATTTTGTCGGGCATGTTTCGATTAATTCCCTTAATATAAAAGACATGTGGAGAGCACATAAATCTGTCAAAGAAAGAAGGTAAAGTATTATGGTAAGAATACGTAATGAGGATTAATAATTCTAATTAATAATGATTCGTCCCTAATAAAAAAGGAGGATTTTATGAAATCGGGAAGAAGTAAAAATAATATATTTATTCGTGATAAGCCTTTAATCAAAAAATATAATATATAATAATCCGGCCGTAAATTAAATTTAATTATAAATATAAAAAACAATGAGAAATGAAGGGGGTACTTATAATATTGAGTATCCTCTTTATTTACATAAATAAGAAAGGAGAAAAATATGGCTGATAAATCAAGAAAAAGTTATGTACGTAAAAAACCTTTAAATTTTAGTAGCGCAGATGAATACGAAAGGTGGAAACAAAGGCAAAGAGAAATAATAGATGAAAAAGATAATGAGGAAAATCCTAGCTTTAATTTATATACATTTTATTATACGTATATAGAATGCGGACATAGAACCAAAAATAAAAAACATTGTATAATTGCGGCAGAAACACAATATGAAGCTGAACAAATTTTTGATATGATGGCTAAATTTTTTGAAATAGATAGACCTAAAATCAGAAATATTGTAGAGGTTTATTGGCTTCAAAAGAAAAATAATAACTTTGTAAATTTTAGCTACAACTATACTACAAGAGAAGTTGCAGAAGTATATCAAGATGATTATTTAGAATATTACTGGGAAAATTATTTAGAAATGTAGAGGCAAAAATATGTTTGATAATATAAGCATGGAAGAAATATTAAAAAATTTGTGGAATGCTAATTTTTTTGTAAGTTTATACAAAGTAGAATTTATTGTGTGGAGTGGAAATGCTATTGTTTTTAGAGAACAAAAACAAGGTAGCGAAAATACTTTAAAAAGAACATTTAATCAATTAATATTAGAAATTGGGAATGAAAATACTCCTATGAAATGTCGCATGGAAATACCCAAAACACAATATTCTACTGATAAAGATGAAAATGTGGAAGTAATAGATTATGTAGAATTTAAAAATAAATGTATGATACAGGCAGAAAAAGAAAGCACTTCATAAGAGGTGCTTTTTTAAAAAATATCGCAAAAAGTATTGACTTTCTTTTCAATATATGATAATATAAGTATATTAATTAAGGAGGTATTACTTATGAATAAAAATATTAAAAGATTTTTAGGTGGTTTTGAAAGTGCAGATACCAGAATTTCTTATGAAAATGACCTTAATCAGTTTTTTGAATTTACTAATATAGAAGAAACAAAAATTACATATGGAGAAGTATACGACTGGAAATCTGAAATGGTTAAAAGAGGGTATGCAAGTGCTACAATAGCTAGAAAGCTTACAGCAATAAAAAGCTATTATGATTTTCTTTGTGAAATTGGTATTATATCTCTTAACCCGGCTATGTCAGTAAAATCTCCAAGTATCAAAAATAAGAAAAAAGATTATGTACCTATGGAAGAAGCTAAAAATTTATTAAAAGAAGCTACTAATCCTAGAGATAAAGCTATTATAGCTATTTATCTTTCTACTGGTATGCGAGTTAGTGAACTTATTAATTTAACTTTGGAACAGTATCATTCCCAAACAATAATTATTAAAATTAAAGGGAATAGAGAAAGAAAGATATATTTCAATGAAGAATGCAGAAAAATAGTAGATGCTTATATAGTAGTACGTAAAGATTCTGCTATTCCTAATTTATTTATTAGTAATCAAGGAACTCCTATGAGAAGAGATTGTATTTCTAAAATGTTACGTAAAGTAGCTGGTAAAGCTAATATTGAAGAACATATTAGTAATCATACCTTAAGACATACTTATGTTAGTGAAATATGTAATGAATATGGTATTAATGTAGCAAAAGATGTTATATGCCATTCTGATATTTCCACCACACAAAGATATGCTCATAATACAGAAGATACTGTAAAAAATGTAATGCTTAATGTACAATTAGCTTAAAAAGGAGAAAAAATGAAAATAAAAGAAGTGGTAATAATGTCCTTATTAACTAGATGTTGGAATGTATTTTTAGAATTAGATTCTCAACATCCTGATGAACAAAAAGATTTTATGGAAGGAATTCATAAATGTCAGTATGTAATGGCTATGAGATGTGCAAGACAATATGAACCAGGATTATTTACAAATAAGAATAAGAAAGGAAATAAATAATATGAAAGAAATAAGAGTTAGTAAACATGCTAGAGAGAGGTATGCAGAAAGAGTTAAAGAAAAAAATGATAAATTAGATATGGCTCGTTATGTTATTGAAAACGAAGCTAAAATAGATAAAGATATTTCTGCCATGGTAGAATATGGTACTTTGGTATATAAAGGGCCACAACGTTGGAATGAGAAAAATAATACTGCCATAGAGATTTATGTTAATGATTTATGGGTGGTATTATTGGATTCTAAAACTGAAAATGTAATTACTTTATATAAGGTAGAATTAGGATGTGGTGAAGAACTTAATTTAACTTATATGAATAAGTTAATGGATAAAATAAAAGAGGCTAATAGGAATGTAAAAGAAATTGAAGAAGAAACCAAGAAAGAAATTGATGAATATACTCAGATAATTCAAGATACTAATAGGCAAATTAATGAGTATAGATTTAAAATTAATCAATTACAAGAAATAGCAGAAGGATATACTGCCGCTATTAAAGCAAATCATTCTAAAGTAGCATTAGCAAAAGAAACATTGATAGATACAATTGGTTTATTAATTCAGAAAAGAATGTTTTAAATCGAAGAAATTAAAGGAGGTGGTTAAATTGAATGTGTTAAGTTAAAATAAAAATATACGGAGGTATAAATGAAAGGAATAAAAACAAGTATATGTTTGTTAATGATGTGTGCTTTATTGTCTACATTATTTACAAACATAGCTAAAGCTGAAACTACTAACCCATACGAAGCTATATCTGTCTCTGAGGACGACATAAATCTCTTAGCCGCCCTGGTTTATCAAGAAGCAAGAGGTGAATCTCTGGATGGACAAAAAGCAGTAGTAGAAGTTGTTTTTAATAGAATTTTAGACAGCGATTTTAAAAATTCTGTTTATGATGTTATATACGAAAAAAGACAATTTTCTACAGCAAGTAAACTTAAAGGTACTACTCCTAATAAAGAAAATTATGAAGCAGTAAATTATGTGATAGAAAATGGGCCAACCATTCTCTCTACTGATTATGTTTATTTTTCTGTAGGAAAGTCAAATGGTCATAATTTTACTAAGCTGGGTGGTCATTGGTTTAGTACAAAGTAAGAAAGGAATCATATGTTAAGTTTTCCAATTAAATTTCATACTCCAGAAGAAGTAAAAGAGTTTGTGGAATTAGCTTCACAGCAGAATTATGATATAGATATATCTCTAAATCATTATGTGGTGGATGCCAAATCTATTATGGGAATTTTTTCTTTAGATTTATCAAAAGAATTGATTGTTACATTTCATTGTTCGGAAGAATATCAAAAAGATTTTTATAAAAATTTTCAGAATATTCTTGACATTTAAATTAAATTGTTGTATGATATAGAAACAATAGCAATTTAATTTAGAAAAGGAGGTTCGTAAATGGGTGGAGTACCCAAAAAGAAAGTTTTTAATCGTAACAGTAAAGCTTTCAAAACCAAGAAATCTTATATAATGAATGGAATTAAAGAAAGTGAAAAAACAATAGCTATCAATGCGGCTTTGTCAAGTTACTATTCTGCTATTCAGACTATAAAAGATTTGATTGCGGCAGGAAAAACTATTACAGATATAGATGCATTCTGTTCAGCCGAATTGGAAAGAAAAGAAATGATGGAACAGGGAACTAAAAATCTTTACCTTAAAGACCAAAAGTCCAATCAGTAAAAATAATTAAAAATATTTTTAAATAAGGAGATAATAAAAAATGGAAAATGTAAGAGCGACAATCAATAATGGACTTATTATTGGCACACTATCTGAAAAATCTACAGAAATTAAACAGATAGAAATTGAAAAAGAAGATAAAACAAAAATGACTTGTAACGCTGTACAGGGCAATATTGTAATTTCTACAAAGAATGGAGATTACAATTTAAGAATCAGTCAGCCAGAATACAATAGAAAAGGAGATAAAGCAAAGCTTTATGCAAATATGGAAACATTGCATAATTCTTATATTTCTGCGGCAGACGCGGCTAAAAATAAAGAATTAACTGCTGATATTATAAGTGCTACTGTAAATTTAAGTTGCTGGGACAGATATAATCAGAACTCAGGTAAAATGATTACCTCTCCCCAGGTAAGAATTATTAAAGTAAATCGTGAAAATGCTGATAAAGAATCTCAGACAGATTTTCAGTTGGAAGGAGTAATCAGAAGTATTGTTGCTGAAACTATTCCTCCTAAGAATGAAAATGAAGAACCAGAAGAAACAGGACGCTATATAGTGGAATTTATTACTGTTAATTTTCGTGGAGAAGCAGAACCTTTTACTTTAATTGTTCCAGAAGATTTAGCTGAGGCTTTTATTGATGGTTATGTTGATGAAATAACAGGTGAACATGTTCCAGGATATGCACCAGGAGATACGTGCTGTTTAGGTGTAGAACTTAATATGCATCGTGTAGGAGGACAGAAACAGAATAAAGGCGGATTTGGTAGAAAAGCCAATACTAATGAAGGATTTGAGATTTTGGAATTGATTGTTATAGGTGGAGAACCTGCTTATGATGAAAATACAGAAGATGAAAAAAGAAAGCCTTTCACTCCTGATGTTATGAAATCTCTTATGGTTGAAAGAGATATGAAACTTAAGAATATCGAAAATGAAGCAAAAAATAATGGCTCAAGTGCTGGTGCGGCTCCTGCTTCCAAAGCTGGAAAGTCTAAGGGATTAGGAAATAGGAAGCCAAATGTAGGTTCAATGTCTGGTATGGATGGTGCTCCATTCTAAACATAGGTTAAAAAGCGTTACAAAGGGTATATGAGGGGTTTTAACGTAAGAGGTGGAGAGTTGTTAGCCTATTAACTTAAAGCCCCTCTACTATCTTATAACGGCTAATAATTTTATCTTCATAGTAAATATATAATAAAAAGAAAGGTATGTAAAATGGCTGACAAAGAAAAAAAGAAATCAAATCCATTATTAGATTTAGAGATTGAAGATATGGTAGGAGGATTAGCAGGACAGAAAGTATTAATATATGGTGCCAATGATACAGGAAAAGCCTTAATTAATTCTATGTCAATTCCAACTCCTTCTGGATATAAAAAAGTAAAAGATATAAAAGTAGGAGATTATTTATGGGACAAAAATGGTAATCCTACTAAAGTGATAAAAGTATTTCCACAGGGTAAAAAAGAAGTATGGGAAATTGTTTTTAGAGATGGTAGGAAAATTAGATGTTGCAAAGAACATTTATGGTCCGTATATAACGGTCATGGAAAATTAGTAACATTAAATACAAAAGATATAAGTGAAGTAATAAATACTAATAATAGATATTCTATTCCTTTATGTAATCCTGTAAAATACGAAGAAAAAGAATATACTATTCCTCCTTATGTATTAGGTTGTTTATTAGGAAATGGATGTTTAACAGGAAAAATATTAGAATATTCTTCTAAAGATGAAATAATTCCTAATAAAATTGCACAAATCATGGGTTGGGAAATTAAAAAGAATAGTATTCATAATTATTCTTATTCTTTTAAAAAAGAAGGAGTACCAGTTAAAGTAGAAGATATTTGTATAAACGAATGTAAATTTTTAATTGGTAAACGTTCTTTTGATAAAGCTGTTCCTCCAATTTATTTACAAGGAAGCGAACAACAGAGATTAGATTTATTAAATGGACTATTAGATACTGATGGATGTATGAATAAAAGAGGTGGAATTAATTTTTGTACTACTTCTATTTGTTTGAAAAATAATGTATTAGAATTATGTTATTCTTTAGGAATGAAAGCAAGTTGGTCAGAAGATAAAAGAGAAAAATATACTACAGGAAAATGTTTTAATGTATTTATTTGTAGCCCATTAGAATATAAAAATAAATTATTTACATTAGATTATCATAAAGAAAGAATGAATGAATGGTATAATAATTCAAATAAATTAAACAATAATAAAAAATTATTTATAAAATCTATTAAAAACTTAGGATATGAAGAAGAAATGACTTGTTTTGTAGTGGATAATTCAGACCATTTATTTTTGGCTCACCATTACATTGTTACTCATAATACCTTCCAGGCTATGAAATGTGATAGGGCTTTGCTTCTTATGACTGAATCTGGTGGTAATGGAGTAAGAGGCTATAAAAAAGCAGTTAATTCTTGGGCTGATTTTGTAACTTATGTTTCTTTATTAACTAATCCGTCTACTTATCAGGAAATGTCTGAGAAGTTTTTTACTATCATTGTAGATACTGCTGAAAATCTTGTTGACCTTTGTGAACAGTCTGTATGTAAAACTTTTGGTGTAAGAGATTTATCAGAAATCGAAGGTAAAGCAAATGGTTACAAAATCGCCCGTAGACAGTTTGCTACTCAGATTAACAAATTAACTTCAATGGGCTATTTTGTCATATTTATTGCGCATGAGGAAATAGATGATAACCATTTTGATGAAATTACAGGAGAAGTCGTTCCTTTTTATCAGCCAAAAGGAAGTGGCAATGAAAAATCTTCTATGCGCATGATTCGCGATATTTGTGATTTTACTATTTATACAAAAGCTAATGGTATTGACCCAGATACTAATATGACTATTAAGTCTACAGGAATTTGTAAAAAAACAGCCCATGTTTTTGCAAGAAGCCGTTATGCTATGCAGACTTATATTGAACCTTTTACAGCGGCTAATATGTGTGAAGCTATGGAAAAAGCTATTGCTAAATCAGCAGAAGATGAAAATATTGGTTTAACTACATTTTCTATAACTGACGAAGTGTATACAAAAGAAGATTGGATTAATTTAATTAAGCCTTATATGGCTAAATTATATAAACCTTATCCTGATTTTGTAAACGAAACAGTTTATGGACAGTTAGGAAAAGGTCGTACAGTAACATCTGCTACAGAAGAAGAAATTTCTTGTTTGGAAAGTATTTATAATACTTTAGCAGATTTTGCTTGTGACAGAGGAATTATAGTGGAGGATGAATAATGGGAGTAAAATGTTACTATCCTTATCGTAAACCAAAAAAGAAATCAGAACCTTCGACTTCTTTTCTCAGCAGAGAATCTTTTATCAATTATTTTTTGATAGCAATGGAGAATAATTATAAATTTATTGCTGTAATTATAAAAGATGATAGGTTAAAAAAACCTGAAATAATAATCAATATGGCAGAAAATATGGAGGAAAAGTTTAAATATTATTTGGATGCTTATGACGATGTTTTAATTCTTAAAACGTGTGAGCACATCAGAATAATAGGAGTTTCTTTCTTCGATGAATTTCCGCCTGACATTATATCTCCAATGGTGCTGAGATAAATGAATCCCTCTGCCGTTTGGTAGAGGGATTTTATTTTATAAAAATGTAACTTTTAATCAAAAAAATAAAGAAAGGAATTGGTTAAATTATGGCTATATTAAACCGTTTCCCAACTGGGGGGGCATACCTGATGATTTAAACACAACCCCAGCAGAAGTGTTAGAAGGATTTAAATTTATAGGTTCACTTCAAGATGATATTGAAGTAGGAACCTTAAAACTTACTGGAAATGCTAACAATCAACATGTATTAAAAAATCAAACTTTTTATACTACCAATCCAAAAGAAATATTAACTGGAAACCTTGAAGTTAATAATATCAGTAATTTTATTTTAACTTTATCTAATGGAAGAAATATTGTAGCTCAATGGACTAATCCTGCTGTAACAGCAGGTAGACCATATAGCGGAGTTTATATTCGTTATCAGACAGGTTCTTATCCGTCTACAAATAGTGGTACACAAGCGTACAAGGGAGTAGGAAGCAGTCAAAACCCATCTGCTGTATCTCAGGTCAATTTGTCATTACCAGCTTTAGATACTACCTATTACTTCATCATTTATTCTTATTGTGTTACATCTAATGGAGAATTATTAGGTGCGCAATTAAAAGCTACTGTTAGAACAGGTGCTATTCAAACTATTACTATTAAATCTACATCCAACTATACCATCCCGGCAGGATACAATTCAATAGATATTTTTTGTGTTGGAGGTGGAGGTGGTGGAGGCAGAGGCAATGATGGAAGTTCTAACACTTCTGGCAATGGCGGTGGTGGAGGTGGTTCCCGTAGTTCTTCCAGCAGTGGTAGAAGCGAAGGAATGGGAGGAGTAGGAGGAACAGGTATAATTTTGTTAAGAATTCACTAATTCTTTATATAAAAATCCCGGTGTATATCACCGGGACTTTAAATTGAAAAAAATTAGTGAATTGTGTTGACAATTTATATATAGAATGATATAATAAATATCAAGGAGGTGGAAAATTGGCAAATAATTTAAAAGAAAAAAAAGAACCTCAAATAAAATGTAGATATTGTGGAACAAAAGTAAATAAAATAAAAGCTTTTCCACATCCTACTAAACCTAGATATTATTATTGTAACGAAGAATGTTATAATAATGAAGTACAAAAAAATCAAGGAAGAAAAATAAATAGTACAGTAGCAGATGGCATGGTTACTTGCCGTTGTTGCGGTAAAAAAATAATTAAAGAACAAGCTTTTTCTATTAAGGAAAGATATTATTATTGTTCTGAACAAGAATACGAAAGTAAATATAAAGGAAGTGAAGCTTATTGGGAAGAAACATTTTTAGATTATGTTTATTTTGATATTACTGCAAAGCAATGTGATTATCCTTCTATACAAAGACAGGCAGGAATGTATCATGATAAATATAATTTTAAATGGACAGGAATGGTTTTAACCTTACAATACTGGTTTGAAACCTTACAAAATTCTTGGAATTCTGATTATGGTTTGGGGCAAATATTTCCTAAATATTATGAAGAAGCCAAAAATTTTTATTATGAAAAACAAGAGATACAAAAAAAAGTAAATGAAATGGAAGAAGGTGATAAAATAATAAAAATTCCTAGAAAAAATAAGTCAGTAAAAGAAGAAATAAAGAAATGGGAGGATTTATAATGCTTTATTCTGCTTCTGACAGTTCAATGGTATTAGGAATATTGTTTCAAAATCCTTCTTTAGTTACAAGTAGAAAGTTTCCTATTTGTTCAGACGATTTTAAACCTATTCTATTTCATGAAATATTATTTAAATCTATAGCATGGTTATTTAAAAATGGGGCAGAAGAAATAGATGAAATAATATTAGATAAATTCTTACAGAATTATCCTTCTCAATTAGAAGTGTGTATGGATAACAATTATTTAGATTTTATAGCAACAGCGAAACAGCTTGTAAATCCAGATAATTATGAACTCCATTATAATATTGTAAGAAAATATAGTTTATTAAGAGATGCTAAAGATTTAGGAATTGATATTACTTCATTTTATGATGAAAATAAAACAGAAGAAAGCCAAAGAGAAAATCTGAATCTATTTGATATAAAGAAAATGCTTGCTAAAATTAGTGAGAAAACAGATAAACTTAATATGAAATATGATACAGAATTATGTAAAGAAACAATGAGAGCTGGTGCCGATTGGGAAGATACATTACTTGAATTTGAAAGTTGCCCTGTCATGGGAGCTATGCTTCAATCTTCTTATATGAATACTCTTTACAGAGGATGGCAACAAGGACATTTATTATTAAGGTCTGGTGGTAGCGGAGGTGGAAAAACAACTACAACTATAGGAGATTTATGTAATGTATGCGCTACTAAATATTGGGATTATAAAGAAGAAAAATATGTAGATAATCCTAATCGTGCTGGTGATGGATTTATGATTCATACGGAAATGCAACAAAAGACAGAAGTTCAACCTAAATTTATTTCTTGGATTAGTGGTATTCCTTACCATAGAATACTTAATGGAAATTATAATAAGATTGAAAAAGAAAGACTTATTGAAGCAGGAAAAATTTTATATGAATCTCATATTGAAATTTTTAATCAACCAGATTTTACTACACCAAAGTTAAAAGATATTTATAGACAATGTTTTTTATGGGGTGCCAAATATTGTTTCTTTGATTATATTTGGGACAATTCAGAATTTGGTAGCGAATATAAGCAAAGAGTTAGTACCCCTATTCGTCAAGATATGGTATTATTTGAGATTGCAAAGGTTCTTAAATCATTATCAGAAGAATATGATATAGGAACTTATAGCGGTACTCAGCTTAATGGCAAAGAATCTGTCAATGATATTATTGACGAAAATTGTATTTTTGGTTCAAAACAAATTAAAACTAAATTAGATAATGGAGGTATTTTACTTCCATTAAAACCCAAAGAAATGGAGTTAGTAGATACTTTATTGAATCGTAAAGGATTTGGTACGTGTAAACGACCTACTCATATTACTCATAATTATAAAACTAGATTTTCTATGTATGGTCAAGGTGTTAAAGTATGGCAATATGTAGATTTGGGTACAGGTAGAACAGAAGATATATTTTGTACCAATCAATTCAATTCTCCACTGAGTGTAGAAAGGACAATTATAAATAATGAATAAAAAATGGATTGATATATGGAAATTAAGGAAGGGAGTAATAAAAAAGAACAATGAAGAACTTAAACTTAGCAAAGGATTTTTTATCATTTTTAGGGGCAAAGTTGAAGTATTATTGGCTACTTGTGAAAATGGGCGCAATTTGTTTGATAGTTATATTGCTGAAAATGACTCAAAAATGGGTGGATTTTTTAGAATATATATATTCTTGTTTGGAATAATGTATAATAAAAATAAATAAAAAAAGGAGAATAAAGAATGGGAAGTTTAAGAGAAATTACGGGGGATATGCTCAAACTCATGATTATGTTGGAGGATGAACCTGATTCAGAAGTATTAAAAGATACTTTAGAAGGAATGGGAGGTGAATTAGATGATAAGGCAGAAAAATATGTATACGTAATTAAGGAATACGAAAGTAAAATCGAAGCTATTAAAAAGGAAAAAGCCAGATTGGAAGATAGACAGAAAACAGTAGAAAACGCTATGAACCGTTTAAAAAAGGCTCTTAAAGAAGCTATGGAAGTTACAGGTACAAAAAAATGCGGCGGTGATATTTATACTATCACTTTAAAAAATGGAGCAGAACAGTTAGGAGAAGTGGATGAATCTCTCGTGCCAAAAAAATATTTTGAAAAAGTTCCTGCTACTTTAAAATTAGATAGGAAAAAATTATTGGCTGATGCCAAAGTAAAAAAAATTAAAGGTGTTGGGCCTTTAAGAAAAACAAGTTCCTTATTAATTAAATAAAAAAGGAGAAATAATAATGATTCATGTTTATGAAAATTTGTATATTGATGTTGACCCATGTCAATATATCTTAAGAGAAGATACAGGAACTAAACTCAAAACGAAAACTAGAGAATATGTCAAATGGAGAGATTTGGGATATTATGGTACGCTTCCTGCGGCTATCCACGCGGCTGTAGAAGAACTTACAAGACGTAAACTTAAGAAAAAAACTTATGAATTAAGTGAAGCCATTACTATTATTAAAGAAGAACATCAGCGGTTGACCAAAATTATTAATGAAAAACTTAAATATTAAACCCGGTGTTACAGCACTGGGAACTTGATAGCAGTTTTCATTTACTCAAAAATAAAACCTAGATGGCATAATATAAAAAGTCTCCGGTGCTCGAACACCAGGAACTTAATAGGCAACCTCCTTTTTAGTTATTTTTTCAAAAATTTTAATTATTATTTTGATAATGCATAAAATAATATAAGCAAGTTCGCTAATAAAGTAAATTTAAAAAAATTATGCTCTTGTGTCATTATAGCAGTGATAGCTTTGACTTTTTCATCCGATAATTCCGGGTGATTACAAATCATTTCAACTATCTTAATTTTAGAATGGTAGTGCATTCCTCAAATAGCTATATTGACTAAACAGAAAAAATCTCCCACCACTGGGAGATTTTTTTACTTTACGAATTGAAGGAATAAGAAATAAACAATTGACAAAATTTATTAAATATGGTATATTATTTATATAATACTATAGTAAAAAGTATTTGATGAAAAGAGCAGAATAAATGATTGATGCTAAAAAATTAACTAAACAATTAACTATAGATAATTATAGAGACATAGCTTTAGCATTAGGAGCGATAATTGACCATGAAAATGATAAAGAAATATTGTTTTCTAATATTTGTCATGAAAAAAATCCAGATGGATTAAAGAATAAACTTTATTTTTATAAAAACAAAAAATTCTTTTTATGTTATCATTGTAGTGTATCTTATACGGCTTATAGCCTAGTACAAAAAAGAAAAAGAATTTTAGGAGAAATGTATAGTTTTCCTGATGCTTTAAAATTTGTATGTGATGTATGTCATATTCCTTATGATAATATAGAACGTATTCATAAACAAACTACTAAAATATATGATTGGGAAGAAGATTTAGGAAGATATATTAGAATAAAAAATGGTGAATCTTTATTACCAATTTATGATAAAAATATATTAGATTTTTTCCCAAAAATATATCATCAATCTTTTATAGATGATGGAATTAGTATCCCAACAATGGAAATGTTTGGAATATGTTTTTATCCTTATGCACAACAAATAGTAATTCCTGTATTTGATGAAAATGGAAATCTTATAGGATTACATGGAAGAAACTTAATTCCAGAATTGATTGAAGCAGGATATAAATATCTTCCTGTAAAATTAGTAAATGGAGTTGATGAAAAAGGAAACCATGGAACAGAGTTTCGTTTTAATACATCTAATGTACTTTATGGATTAAATCTAACTAAATCAAATATTGAGTATACAGGAGAAGTTACTTTATTTGAAGCTCCAAAAAGTGTAATGCAAATGAATGATATATTATTTCTTAATAATACTGTTGGAATGTTTGGAATGAATTTGCAAAACAAACGTAGAGATATGTTATTAAAATTAGGAGTAAATAAAGTTAATATAGCTTTAGATAAACAGTATGAAACTATATATGATGAAGATGGAGAACTTACAGAAAAATTTATTTTATGGAAAAAGAAGGTATTAGCTATAGCTGATAAATTTAAAGGATTTGCAGAAGTAAATGTAATATATGATGCAGATGATAATTTTCCTTTACTAAGATATAAAGATTCTCCGTCTGATAGAGGCAAAGAAATTTGGAACCAATTATATGAAAATAAGGAGTGTATAGATGAAAGAGAAAGCGAAGAATTTAAACAATACTGCAAAAACAGAGAAAGGAGTAATTAGTTTAAAAGATATATTAGAAATAAAAATCGTTAATGCTTTAATGCCTTTATTTTTTACTAAAGAAGAAATTAACAGAGCTAGATATTTTTTTGAAATAATATTTTTTATTATTATTTCTCCATTACTTTTAGTAAGTATAATAACTTTTAAAGTATGTGACTTAGTAGTTTATTTATATGAGAAATTTTTTAAAGAAAGGAAAGATAAAAATGAAAGAAATTAAAAAAGAAAAAGTATTTCAATATACAGGAAAGTATATTCCAGAAAAAGTAAAACGTCCACATTTTTTCATAGATGCTTTTAAACGTAAGACGTTATATTTTGTAGGAGATACTTTTATGATAAAAAACAATTTTAAATATATAGATAGTTTTTTGCGAATTCATGAAATTATCTATGTGGGAGATTATATAGTAGAAGATGAAGAAGGTATAGTTCATATGATAAGAAAAAAAGAATTTGAAAACAATTATAAAATTGTAGATTGAGAGAAAAATGACAAAAGAAGATTATATTAAGAAAATACAAGAATTATCACTATTTCATTCTAGTAATTATCAAGAATTAAAAACTTTGAATGAAAAAGAATTAAAAGAATTTTTTCATATTCTTTGTTTAAAAATTGCCAGAACAACAATTTGTTTTATGTAAAGGAGAAAAAATTATGCCAGTATTTATACCAAAAGAAATAGAATTATCTAAATTTAAACATGCTTATAGATTAAATCTTGAAAAATCTACAGATAATGTATTTTTTACATTAGAAAAATTTCCTATTATTTACCTTAATTCTTCTTTTATTTACATTAAACAACATGGGAATAAAGAATTAGTTCAAGAAACTGTGTGTGATGCCGCTATTGATAAATATGGATTACAGTATACTTTGGAAAACCTTCTTGATACTCATTTTAACAATTGTTTAAATAAGAATTTTTATCCTTTCCGCAAATATCCTTTACGTAGATATTTTGTAGATAATACCTTATCCATAGAAATGATGAAAAAGATTATTTCTATGTATAATCAAAATATAAAACAGTATTTAGAAAGGGAAGAAAATAATGAAGAAATCGGAATAGAGGAAGAAAAAGAAAAAAGAGAAAAAGATATACAAAATTTAATAAAACGTTATAAAAATAATAGAAAAAAATATAAATATTAGGAAAATTTTTGTTGACTTAAAAGGATAAGTATGATATAATATAGAAAAAGAAAGGAAACTATGTTATGTCTGATGCGGGATTTATATTAAAAGCTACTAATGAATTATATAGAATATTTGATGCTTTAAACGAAAAATATTTTGATAGTAAATTACCAAGAGTTGTAATTACTATTCAATCTTCGGTTAAAGCATATGGACATTTTTCTAGTAACAGATGGAAAAATAAAGCAGAAAAAAATGAAATTATTCCTGATAAGGAAATAGAAGTAGCTAAAAATGAAGGTGAAGTAATAAAGTATCATGAAATAAATATTGCGGCAGAACATTTAAAACGTAATATTTATCATTTATGTGCTACATTGCAACATGAGATGATTCATCTTTATTGTCATGTAAATGATATTAAAGATACTTCAAATGGAAATGTTTATCACAACAAAAGATTTAAAAAAGAAGCTGAATTGAGAGGATTGTACATTGACAAGGCTCCTACTATTGGATGGTCAGTAACAGAACCTACAGAAGAATTTATAAATTTTGTAGAAAGTATAAAAGTTAAAAAAGAACTTTTTAATTTCTTTAGAAAAATTTCAGTGAAAATTCCATCTGAAAAAGACCCTAGCAAAAAAACGACCAAATATACATGTCCTGGTTGTGGTGAAGCGGTTAGAGGGCCATTAGGATTAAATATATTATGTAAAGATTGTAATTTAACTATGGAGCCTAAAGACCATAAAGGAGAAGAAGATGATTGAGAGAATTGATTGTACAGTTAAGAAAACTTTTGATTATTACGGATATCCATTTTTTAAGAACAATAAAATTGTTATCTTAAATAATGAAGGAAGGATTCAGAACAAAACAGAAAAATATACTTTGAAACTTAACGATTCTATTTCAGCTTATGATTTATATGTAAGCTGGAAAAGTAAAGGATGGATATAATGAAATATAATTACCCTTCACCAATTTGTGAATATTGTGAGTGTACTGAATATGGAGTAAGTTCAATGTCTGGGTATTCTATTTTTTCTTATGATGGAATAAATTCTTCATGTGAAGGAATAAATTGTAAAAAAGCATTAGAAAAATACAATAAAGAAAATCCAGATGATGCTTTTAATACGATTGAAGAATCGTTTTAAAAATAAATTTTAAAAAATAAAAAAACTAAAGGAGATTTAAAGATGAACACAAACAAAAACAAGGCGGCTTCCACAATTCCATGTAACAATGTAGCTCATTTAATCGGAGAATTGAAAGAAGATTTTACTTTCAATCATATTTGCAGAGGAACAAAAATGTACAGTTCCGTTATTGCGGTAAGACGAGATAGTGGAGTTGAAGATATTCTCCCTATTACAGTTCCAAAGGAAGTTGTAAAAGAATTCAAGAAAAGTATTAAGAACCCTGTAGGAGCCGTAGTAGAAATTAAAGGAAGATTATCTTCTTTTAATGAAAGACTTCCTGAGCGTATTAGGCTTCGTATCTTCATTAAGGTTAAGACTTTAACTTTAATGGCAAAAGATACTAAGCATGTGAATGAAATTAGCTTAAGAGGCTATATTTGCAAAGAAGTGAATTATCGTACAACACCAGGAAAAACTGATGAAAAAGGAAATATTATTAAAAAGCCAAGTCGAATTACTGATATTCTTTTGGCAATCAATAACAAAGCTCTTAAGACTTCTTACTATATTCCTTGTATCGCCTGGAACAAAGAAGCCGACCATGCATCTTATTTAAAAGTAAGTGATAAGATTGCAGTTAAGGGCCGTATGCAGAGCCGGGAATACCGCAAAGAAATTTTTGTTCAGCCTGACAGCAATGAAAAGAAAGTAAACAATGACCGCCAGTTTGAAACCCGTGTAGCTTATGAGCTTTCAATCAACACGTTAAGCGAGGTTATAGGGGATGTAGAGGTAGGAGAGGCAGAAGTTACCGTGGCTACCGATTCAGACGGCTTTAACCTGTAAATACCAAGTTGTAACCAGATATAAGAAAGGTACTCTAACTACAGAGTACCTTTCGTCATATAGTGAGGAAAATAATGGAAGTAAAAGAACTTGTGCCTGATTTAGATATCAGTAAATGGATTGAACAATATTTAAAAGTATATGGAATAAAAGATATACAAGAATATCTTTATCCTACTTTCAAATATGTAGAATCTCCAAATGTTTATGATGGAATGGAAGAAGGATACAATCTTATTATTAATACTTTAAACAAGGAAGGTAACATAGGTTTTATACAAGATTGTGATGTGGACGGAATTTGTTCATGTGCTTGTTTGTATAAATATCTTTTAGATTTATTACCTGATGAAGAACAAAAACGATTAAAGATTTATTTTCATTCTGATAAAAAACATGGAATTACAGAAAATGCAATTTCTTGGGCTATAGAAAATCAAATATCTTTATTGATAGTTCCAGATGCAGGAAGTAATGATTATGTACAACATATGGATTTAAATTTCTTGAATATTGATGTTCTTATTATTGACCATCATGTAATTGAGCCACGTCCCAAATATATGCAGGAATATAAAAGCAATTATAAAACTGTAATCATTAGCAATCAAAAAGGATGGGTAAAAAATAAAGCATTAAGCGGAACCGGAGTAGTAGCTAAATTTCTTAAGTATATTGATGAAAAAGAAAACATGAAATGTAGTGCTAAATATGCAGATTTAGTGGCACTAAGTTTAGTGTCTGATAATTGTGATATGACCAGCCAAGAAAATAGGGATTTCTTTTTATTTGGAACCAATAAAATAAATAACCCTTTTCTAAATTATCTTGCAGAAAATATGATATGGAAAAAAGATGATGATGGAGAAATAATTCTTAATCAATATACATTTGGATTTAATATTTGCCCCTATCTCAATGCTGTTTGCAGAGGAAATAATCAACAATTAAAAAAAGAATTATTTTATGCTTTTGTTGGCTATGTATATAAAAGAATAGAATCTGGTGAAATTTATATTGAAACATTTGTTCCTTATAATTCTATAGAGGAATATGAGCCGTTATTAGAGCGTTTAAAGGACGAAAAAGCTTACCAGGATAAAATGGTCGATAAGACCCTTCAAAACGGTCAGATTTGTCTTGTACGAAGTTGTAGCGATATCCCAGTGTTAGGAATTATGACTCTTACTGACCCTGATTCATTTTCGTATACAGGTCTTATAGCTAATAAACTCAAAAGAGAATATGAATGTAGTATATTTGTTATTCATGAATCTAAAGATATAAATAAATATACTGGTTCTTGTAGAGCGGATATAAATACTTTAGAATTATGTCAAAAGAGCGGTTTATTTGAATTGGCTTCTGGACATGAAGCGGCCCATGGAGTTATTTTTCAAAAAGATAAATTAGAAAATATAAAAGAATATTTTCAAAAAGAATGTATTAATCAAGAGAAATTTAAGATTCCTGTTGTTAAAACTTATATGCTTTCTATGGATGATATACCTAAATCTTTATTTGGATTTGCTGATGAATGGGATTTTTTATGGAATAATAAATTTGTAAAACCTGTATTTAATATAGATTCTATTTGTATTAATTCTAAAGATATACAAACTATGGGTAAAGATAAAAATACTATTAAGTTTAAAAAAGATGGTATAGAATTTATCAAGTTTAAAGTTACAGAAGATGAAAAAGCAGAATTATTCTTAAATGAAGATAAAGACTTAGTATTAAATACTATTTGTAATCTTACTACAAATGAGTGGCATGGAAGAATTACTTTACAGGCGGTTATAGAAATAATGGAAATAAATTATGAAATAAAAGAAGAAGATAGTAAGCCTTTAACTTGGGAGGATGTATTTGGATAATGAAAAATATAACATATAATTAATTATTTTATGATGATTTTTAAAATTTATTTAAATAATGGTCAAAAACATTGACTTTAATATATAAATATGATATAATATTTATATGATATTTTAAAGAAAGGTAATAATTTAATTGGGTAATATAAAATTATGGGAACTATGCATAGATGAATATATTTCAGATTATGCATATCCTTACTATAAAGGTTATATTACTAAAGATAAATATTTTAAATGCAGTTTAATAGACAAAGAAATTATTGAACAATATACATGGAAAATAGACCATAATGGATATTTAGCCACAAAAATAAATAATAAAAATGTTTATATGCATAATTTATTAATTGGAGAATTATTGGTTGACCATGCTAACAATGATAGAACAGATAACAGAAGATGCAATTTACGTAAATGCACATTCCAAGAAAATAATAGAAACAGAAGTAAAGCCGTTAATAATACTTCTGGAATTATAGGAGTTTCATGGAAACAAAAATCTAATAAATGGAGAGCTTATATTGTTATTGATGGTAAACAAAAGCATTTGGGAGAATATAGTGTAAAAGAACATGCTATAAAAGCCAGATTAAAAGCCGAAGCTGAATGGTTTGGAGATTATTCTCCACAAAGAAATTTGTTTAAAGAATATGGAATTGAATATAATTAAAAGGAGAAAATATAACATGATTAAAAAAGAGATAACAACAAAACCAATTGATTTAGCTTTAATGACAGGAAATTATGAAATAAATTCTGAAAAAATGAGAGAAATTAAAACAAATAATCATTGGAATTCTATTATGGAATTATTAAAAAATGAAGCAAAAATGATTATTGATGAAGATGGGTTTTCTCATTTTAAATTAGAATTAAAAGATTATTTAACATTGGATGAAAGAATTAAATTGCAAAATTTAGGATACGGAGTGTTTAAAGCTCCAAAAGAAAAACCTTATTTTTCTCAACAGGGAGATAGATTTATGATTGATAACCCTGTTAAATATATAATTATGTGGTAGCCTAAAAAGGAGGATTAATAATTGATTGATATATATTTTGGAAATCATAATCATTCATGTTATAGTAGTGCTTTATTAGGCTTCCCAGATGCAATTACTAGAGTTAATGAATTAATTCAGTATGCATATGACCAAGGATTATCTGGTATATCCATTACTGAACATGAAGGAATATCTTCTCATATGCAAGCATTGAAATATTATGAAAAAATGGAGAAAGATAGACCTTTTAAATTAGCATTAGGTAATGAAATTTATTTAATGAGCGAGAAAGAAGATAAAGCAAATAGAGAAGGAACTGAATATACTCCTTATTATCATTTTATTTTAACTGCATTAGATACGGAAGGACATAAACAATTAAGAGAAATAAGTAGTAGAGCATGGCAACATGCTTATACATTTCATGGACTTATGCGTAGGCCAACTTATTATTCTGATATAGAAGAAATTATCGGAAATAATAAAGGACATTTAATTGCATCTTCTGCATGTCTTAGTTCCTATCTTGACAAACTTATCTTGCAGTGGAAGAAACCAGAACCGGGTTATAAAGAGGTACAAAAGAGTATAGGCGTTTTAAAACGCATAAGCGATTTTTTATCCTGGTGTAATAAAGTTTTCGGCTCTAACAATTTTTACTTGGAGATTCAGCCGTGTAAAGAGGATAATGTTGACCAGCTTATAGTGAATGAAGCCATGAAAGAACTTTCTCAGCAATACGGTTTTAAAATTATAGCCACAACTGATACTCATTATCTTAACAAAGAATCAGCATTATATCATAAAACTTTACTTAATTCTAAAGATGGAGACAGAGAAGTAGATTCTTTCTATGCAACTACTTATCTTATGTCTCCCCAGGAATTAAGGGAACATTTAAGAATTACATTTACAGATGAAGAAATAGATACAATATTTAAAAATAGTAATGAAATTGCAGATAGAGTAAGAACATATGATTTAAAACATATGCCTATGATACCAGAGATTCCTTTAGAGAAATTACCAAATTTTAAAATAACTCATAGATACAAAAAGTATTATGATAAATATGAGTACTTTAAATACTATGCTTATGCCAATAATATACAAGACCAATATTTTTTCTATCGTATAGAAAAAGGATTGGAAAAATTTATAGAAAGTAAACCACAAAAGAATTTAGAAACTTATATTGATAGAATTAATAAAGAAGCCAAAGAGTTAAAAGGATTGAGTGAAATTTTTAATTCACATATGGCGGCTTACTATACAACAGTAAGTAGAATAGTAGAAATAATTTGGGAATCAAATAGTTTCTGTATGCCGTCCAGAGGTTCAGCATTTGGGTATTTAACATGTTATTTATTAGAAATTACACAAATTGACCCTGTACCTCTGGGCGACTATGCTCCATATTGGAGACACCTTAACAAATTTATATATGCCTAAATTTTTGTTTAATTGTTTGTTTGTAACAAAAATAATTAAGACATGGAAATATAAACAAATAAACAAAAACATGGTATATATAAATAGGGCCACGTATCTGTGAAGATACGAAGTAAATTCTGTGAACTGCTTGACCAGCAGGTGTGAAGATAGATAATCTTTGCTAACGGGGAAACTCTAAACTTGAAAAAGCAAGACAATCCCGTGCCAAGCTTTAATATTTTTATATTAAAGAAGGTGTAACGACTAGGTGGTTTGAAGTTGGTCACAAATCGAGCGCAGAACTCTTATATTTATAATAATTAATATAAGATGAAGATATAGTCTATCCCTCTTTGGAAACCTAGAGGTAGAGAGAAGTACAGAAAGAGGTATTGAGATTCCAGATTAACCAATAATCATAGTCTGGCTATATGGTGACATATAGAAAATAAGATGGTGAACCTAGAAATCTAGGGTGTACAATTCACGTATTAGGAGTCATAGGAAATGATGATTAGGAATTGTGCTAACAGGGGAAGCCTAAACTTTAAAAAAAGCATGGTAATCCTGTGGTAAGATTTTAATATTTTTAAAATAATAAACCTTAAAAATATTAAAATAAACTCAGACGGTCATTCGTAAGAAGTAGCTTTAAGGTGAAATTCCTTATTGCGAAGCGCCATCCTCTTATATTGTAATATAAGATGAAGATATGACCTACTCCCACATTTAAAATAAGAAACAAAATGTGTTAAAGTACTGGGAAACCAGGGGTATAAAGGATTGATTTAGATTCACAGAATACAAAAAAGCAAATTATTGCACACAACATTGCAAAATTCTGGGGATTTGATAAGGTTTTAAAAGTGGCTACATTTTCTGAAATGACTTCTAAAACAGCAGTAGAAAAATCTTGTAAAGGTTTAGGAATCTCTGATGATGTAGCAGGGTATCTTAAATCTTTAATACCTGTAGATAGAGGTATGATATGGAGCCTTAAAGATTGTTTAGAAGGAAATCCAAAAAAAGAAAGAAAACCTGTAAGAGATTTTATAAATGAAATTAATAAATACCCCGGTCTTAAAGAATGTGCTTTGGCCTTAGAGGGTATTATTGTTGGTAGAGGACTTCATGCCGCAGGATTAATTATCTCTAATGAACCTTATACTAATTATATTTCTTGTATGAGAGCACCCAACGGAGATTTATGTACCTGTTATGATTTGCAGGATTGTGAAGATTGTGGAATTGTTAAAGTAGATATGCTTACTGTAAAAGCCAGCGATAAGCTTAGAACTACAATGGATTTATTAATTGAGCATAATTATTTAAAGTGGCAAGGAACTTTGAAAGCCACATATGACAAATATTTACATCCTGACGTTATTAATTATGATAATCCTGCAATGTGGGGTATTATTAAAGATATTTATTCTTTATTTCAGTTTGATACTCCTGTATCAGTAAATGCTATTAATGTAGTACAGCCAAAAAATTTAATGGAATTATCAGCCACTAATTCTATTTTGCGATTAATGGGTAGTGGAGAATCTACAGAAACACCTTTACAAAGATATGCTAGATATGCTGATATAAAAGAGTGGGAAAAAGATTGTCATGCTTATGGATTGACAGAAGAAGAAATGGATGTTATACGGCAATATTGTTCTGATTCTCGTATGCTTCCAGAATCCCAAGAGAAAGTAATGCTTATCTCTATGGATAAAAGAGTGGCAGGATTTAGTCTTAAACAGGCTAATAAGCTAAGAAAAGCTATTGCTAAAAAAGACCCAGTAGTGTTAGAAGAAACCAGAATTATGTTCTTTGAACACTGTGCTAAACAGGGATGCAGAGAATTATTTGCCAATTATATATGGTATGAATTATTTGGTATGAGTTTTGGCTATGTAATAATGGTCATGATTTGTGAACCCTATCAGGGGTGTGTTGCATAGAAGTGCAATGCTAACGGTATCAGTTGAATAAGACCGCTGTACAAGAGTTACAACTAGATTACAGCATAATAAAAAGGACGAAGCCGCTGACTAAGAAATTCTAAGGTCTATATTAAGATATATAGATAGCTGATAATACCGTGTCAAGCTTTAATAGTAATATTAAAGAAGATGTAGAGACTATTCCGACAGGAAGTACATTAACTATTGATACGTTAATGGAAGTGCAAATCTGTAATATTAAAAAATGAATGATGATGAATGAATGATTGTTTTAAAAAATAATGAAGAAAGGAGGAAAATATGAAAAATTCAGAAAGAATGGAAATTTGGAAAGAGATTGAGGGAAGTAATGGAGAATGTGAAGTTAGTAATTTAGGAAGGGTAAAGTATAAAAATAATTTAATAAAAAGTAGCAAACATAGTAAAACAGGATATATGCAAGCACATTTTAAAAATAGTAAAAACGAATGGCAAACTACAGGATTACATCGTTTAGTAGCATTTGCTTTTTGTGAAAATCCTAAACCAGAACAATACAAAGAAGTAAATCATATTGATGGAGATAAAACTAATAATAAAGCTACTAATTTAGAATGGGTAGACAGAAAACTTAATATGATTCATGCTTCTGCTACTGGTTTGATTAACAAAGATAGTGAAAAACGTAAAGAATCTTGTAGAATTAATCAACTTAAAGCTACAGAATCTAATAGTAGAAAATGTGTAGAATATGACGAAAATGGAGAGTTGATTAAAGTTTATAATTCTTATAATGATGAAAATAAAGATACTATGAGAATGTATCGTTTATCTTATAAAAATCATTATTATAGAGATTATAATATTTTAATTGAGAGATATGCAAAAATTCCTAGTCAAATAGATGTAGAAAGAATAAAAGCTGTCAATGATAATAAGCCTAAAAAATATACTTCTATTAAGAATAATGAAGTAAACACTTATACTTCTATTGCTACATTACCTATAACTAGGGAACAATTATGGTTTTGTTTTAATAATGAAGTTCCTGATAATGAAGGTAGAATGTGGAATATCGAAAGAGGTAAAAGTTATAAAGCTTATTCAGAAGAAGATATGAGTAAAGCATTAGAATTATTAAAAACTCATACCTATGATGAAGTGGCTGAAATGACAGGGATTACTAAATCTACATTAGTTAGGAATAATCCTAATAAAAGGAAATTAAATAGAAACTAAAAAAATTGTCGTCTTTGTTATTTTTTATAATATCATTCATTCATTTTTTAATTTTTACAAAGATATAGTCCGAGTTGTTCATATGTTTATGAGGTGCATATGTTGTAGAAATACAATTAAAACAATTCAATTCCTTCTCCCAATTACATTCATACGCTTACTCAGTAATTGGTTTACAAGAACTCAATGTAAATTATTTTTTCCCTCCCGTATTTTGGGCTTGTGCCTGTTTAACTGTAGAATCTTCGTCTACAGAAGAAGATGAAGATGAATATGAAGATTTAGAAAGAAAGAAAAAGAATACTGGAACTAATTATGAAAAAATGGCAAAAGCTATTTATCGTATGAAAGATTATCGTATAAATACATTGCCGCCAGATATAAATAAATCAGACTTATCCTTTACTCCTTTAGTAGACGAAAGTTTAATTCTTTTTGGATTAGGTGGAATTACTAAAATGAATAGGGATGTTGTCAAAGATATTATGAGCGGTAGACCTTATGATTCTTTTAAACATTTTTATGATTATCAAAAGAATTTACTTGTACCTACAGGAGAATTTACCGAAGATGGTTCAGAAATTTATAGGAGAAGTTTAGTTACAAAAAGTATTTTTGCAACTTTGATTAAAGCAGGATGTTTTGATTCTTTATGTAAAGATAAGGTATTAATGCTTAAATGGCTGATATGCTGGGAGAATCCAGCTAAAACAACACTTACTTTAGCTAATCTTCCCAAATGCATAGAACTGGGTTGTACCCTTCCAAAACATTTAGTTAAAGTATATAATTTTAGAAAATATGTAGAAAGCCCTAATTTCTTTTATCGTAACAATGAAAAGTTTAAAACAAAAAAAGATTATATATTGGAGGATAAATTTGCTAGACCTTTCTTTGAAGAACATTATATGGCAGAACTTAAAGAGGGTAAAGATTTTTATTATGAAAATGATATGCTTATAGTCATAGATAAATCTTTGGACAAAGTTTTAAAACCAGAATTAGATGAATTAGTTTCTTATATTAATAATCCTACTTTAGTAGATGAATATAATAAAAAATATTGGCAACAGGAATATATGAATATGGTTAAATATGAAAACATACCTAAGTGGAGTATGGAAACTATATCATTTTATCCTGATAAACATGAACTTACAGGTATTGATTTTGAAAAATATAATATTAGTCATTATAAAGATTTACCTGCATCCCCTATATTTGTAGAAAAAAGTAGTAAAAACGGAAAAAGAACTTGGAGACAATATGACCTTTCCAGAATATGCGGTGTAGTATTAAGTCGTAATGACAATAAACATTTCATTAATCTTCTTACACCAAATAATGATGTAGTTACTGTTAAATTTAATGAGGGACAATATGCTTATTATAAAAAGAGTATAAGCGAAACAGAAGAATTTGACGAAGATACCAATTGGTTTAAAAAAGGTACATTACTTATGATATCAGGATATCGTAAAAGTGAAGATGATGAAGAAGAATTTATAGCAAAAAAATATAAAAATTCTATCTTTACTCATAGCGTAATAAAGATTCGTCATGTAAATTCTGATTTAAGTTTGTCATTACAATTTGAAAGAGTAGATAGGGAGGATGATAATTAATGGGTAGAAATAAAATTATTTTGTTTCCATCAGAAAGTTGTGTTAATTGTGATAAATGCATTCATGACAAAAGAACAGGCAAAGATATATGCATTGTAAATTTTGAAACTATAGAAGCAAATAAACACAAACAATGCAAAAGATATAGTAATAATAATAAAAAAGCATGGAGAAAGAAAATTTAATCATAAAAATTTAAATGATTAATAAAAACAGCCTCTTAATCAGAGTATAGATTTAAGAAGCTGTTTTTTATTTGGAGAATCTATTGACTTTTATATATAAATATGTTATTATTTTACTAAGGTATTATGAATGAAAGGAGTATAAAATGGAAACACCAGATTATATGGAGCTTAGTTCCGAACAAAAAGAAATCGTAAACAATAATTATGGATTAGTAATTAGTTATTTACAAAGTCATAAAATACCTTTTGAAGAAGGTCATGGGCCAGCTTGTATAGGATTATGTAAAGCAGTTAAAGCACATAATCCAGAAAGAGGAAAATTAAGTACCATTGCTTATCTTCTTATGAATAGTGAATATATTAGAACTATTCGTAGGATAAAACAAAAAAACTTTGATAAATCTGTTTTAAGTTTAGAACAACCAGCCTATGCTTCTCCTGATTTAGAAAATTTAACTATTGCTGATACATTAGGCAGTTATGATAATATGGAGGGATTAGAAGGATATACGGATTTAATGAGTATATTAAAAACATTTATTCCTTCTTTAAATTCTATACAGAAAAAAATATTTTACTTAAGAGTTATGGAAGGATTAAACAATCCTGAAATAGCTAAAAGAATAACAGAAGAAGAATTAACTTCTATTGATGTAAATAGAATTTATGCCAGACAGATAATTCCCAGACTAAAAAATCATATGAAAGCGAATGGATATGAATGTAAATATTTAACAAAAAAATTACGTAACAAAAAGAAAGAAGGAGAATAATGGATAGATTTATTGAAGGAATTAAATGTACTATTATTAGAGAAATATATTCATCTAATAATTACAGAACTTTTGCGTGTCTTTTAGATAATCCCAAAGATGAAAACCAAATAACTCTTAATAAGTATGGGAATTTTACTATATCAGGGGATTTATCCTATCTTAAAAATGGAGAATCTTATACACTGGATTTAAAACAGGTCAATCATCCAAGATATGGAATTCAGTACATGGTAGAAAGAGTGAAAGATTATGAAATAGTAAAAGACTTGGATGAATTAAGTGTAGAACAGTCCAAAGAAATACTTACCAAATTTACTACTGAAACTCAGGCCAACACATTATTAAAAGAATATCCTAACTTTATTTCCATGGTAATAAATGGAAAGACTAATGAAATAGATGTTAAGAAATTAAAAAACATCAAAGAATATAGACTGAACTGTTATATCAGAGAAATTAACACAAGATTTAAATATTACTACATTTTAATTCATCATAAAAACTATGATTTAACTATTGGAGAATGCCAGGAATTAGATAATGTATATGGCTCTGTAGAAGCTGTAGAGGAAGCTATTGATAAGGAACCTTATTCAGTTCTTATAGATATACTGCATAGAGAATTTTTAAGAACAGATAAATTACTTATGAAAATACGACCAGAATTAAAAGAAACTTCCAATCGTATTGAACACATTGCGCTTCATATTTTAAGTCTTAATGAAGAAGATGATAACACCTATATGGATGCAAATACAATGGCAGGTTTTTGCGCTGAAATAGATAAAGATTGTATCCAGTATATCAAAAAAATCTGTATAGATAGTCAAAAAATTTGGTATGACGATGATACTAAACGCATTGCTAAAGCAGATACTTATATAGCAGAATCTACTATAGCTGATTACTTTACAGATATCTTATGTAATCAAGATGAAGTGTGGGATTTTAATTGGAAGAATTATACTGAAATCAAAGATGGTACATTAACGGACGAACAAAGCGAATTACTTCACATGATATGTAAAAATAGAATAGTAATCCTTAACGCTGGCGCGGGGCGCGGCAAAAGTTCTTCTATGATGGCATTGGTTAATATGTTAGAAGATAATGGAAAAACATATTCTATGTTCGCACCTACAGGTAGAGCCGCTAAAAGATTAGCTGAACAAACCCATAGAAAAGCTTCAACTGTTCATAAAGGGTGTTCTCAAGCACAAGCTGATGGCGGTATAGATTCAGATGTAATTATATGTGATGAATGGTCTATGTATGGATTGGAACATATGATGATGTTAATTAAAGCTTGTTCTAATCCTAATGTAAGATTTGTATTTAGTGGAGACATTCATCAGCTTCCATCAATTGCTTTGGGTTGTATTATGAGAGATTTTATAGAAAGTGGTATTATTCCAATTATTACTCTTACTATTACATTTAGATATAAAGAAGGTGGATTATCAGCAATTGTTGATGATATTTACAATAAACTTCCCATACATGAAAAACTTAATTTTGAAAATGGAATTAAATGTGTATTAGGAACTAATAAAGATTATACTTTTATAAAAAGTAATGGAACAACAGAACAAATTTTGGACGTTTATATGGAAAAAATAAATCAAGGTATTAAACCTATTGATATCGCTGTTATTACTCCATGGAACGTAAAAGATTTTGGAACTTACAAAATCAACAATCTCATTCAATCAGCTATTAACCCGGCAAGAAAGAACGAAAAAGTTGTAGAAAGAAACGTAAAAGAATGCACTATCACTTTTCGTAAGGGGGATATTGTAATGAATACTCAAAACAATTACCATGTTCCTACTTATGAATCTTATAAAAATATCTTAGAACAAACCGGAGAAGTAGATTTAAGCCTTGCTCAAGAAACCGTAGGTGTGTTTAATGGAGATATAGGTAAAATCCTGGAAATTGATGCTAACAACGTTCTAATCATCCAGTTTGATGAAAATATGGTAGTGTTCCAAGAAAGCGATTGTAACTCACTTGTACTGGGTTATGCTGGAACCATCCATAAATATCAAGGCTCTCAATGTCCTCATATTATTCTTCTTACTATGAAGTGCCATGAGAGAAGCTTCAATAATAATCTTCTTTATACAGGTATTTCAAGAGCTTCTAAAGAAACTATTCAAATTGGAGATTTAAGTACTGTAGAAAATTGTATTTCTATTGATGGAAACGAAAATAGACAAACTCAATTAAAAGATTTTATTATAATGGATTATGAATTAAAATCTAAACGAGAAAAAATTATAAGACAAAGAGAGGAAAACTAATATGAAAGAATATATTAAATGTTTAAATGAAACATCTATACCAAATGAAAAAGGGGCTAATTTTGCCCCTTTAGTAATTTGGCGCAAAGGAGAATATTACAGAATTTTAAAAGAATCAGATAAATATATTTGGCCTATGAATGAAATACTTTTTTCAATAAGTAAAAATAAAATTATTGATAATCTTTTTGAAAATATGATAGCTTTAGAAAAGCCTAGTGGCGCAAGAGTACCTTTGGGATTTATAAGATTAACAGAAGATGAGGTAAAAGCCGAAAAAGAGAAAAATAATTAAAAATATTAAAAATAAATACTGATAATCTATATCTAGTGGTATATAATATAAGTGTGCCTATATCTTGTGTATTGAACAAAAAAGGCGCACTTATATTTTATAAAAAATAAAAAAGGAGATATAAGAATGAAAGTAAAAGAAGTAGAAAAGCAGGTTATTAAAAGAGATGGAAGGAAGGTAAATTATGATGTAAACCGCATAATTGTAGCTATTGTTAAAGCTTTTAAAGAAACACGTAAAGATTTTATAGAAAATCGCATTCAGTACGAAAAAGATATAAACCACATAGTTTTTTATGTGGAAGAAAACTTAAAAAAGAAAAAAATATATACGGTAGAAGAAATACAAGATGTAGTAGAGCGCACATTAATGAAATCTAAGTACAAAGATGTAGCAAAAGCCTATATTGTTTATCGTAACAATCGTACTCTTGCCAGGGGAAGTATTACAGATAAAGATGTTATGGAATTATTAGGTAATAAAAGTGAATACTGGACTTCTGAAAATTCAAATAAAGATAGCAAAGTAGTAACAGTTCAGCGTGATTATTTAGCTGGTATTACTTCTACAGATATTGCTAGAAGATTTTTATTGCCCCCAGAAGTATGTAAGGCTCATGACGAAGGTATAATTCATCAACATGATATGGATTATATGGCCCAGAAAGCACTTCATAACTGTTGTTTATGTAATCTTGAAGATATGTTAAACTTTGGTACAGTTATTAATGGAGTAGCTATTGATGCACAGAAACGATTAAGCACAGCCGTGACAGTAGCAACTCAGATAATTACTGCTGTTTCTTCTAGCCAATATGGAGGAATCACTATTACTTTAACCCATTTAGCTCCTTTTGTCAGAAAAAGCTATGAAATTTATTACGACAAATATAAAAAAAGAGGTTTTAATGAAGAAGATACAATTAAATGGGCCGAAGAAGATTTAAAGAAAGAAATCAAAGATAGTGTACAGACTTTCAATTATCAGATAAATAGTATGAGTACCACTAATGGTCAGGCTCCTTTCCTTACAGTTTATATGTATATTAATGAAGATAAAGAATATGAAAAGGAAACAGCTTTACTTATCGAAGAATTTTTAAAACAGAGAATAAAAGGAATGAAAAATGAAAAGGGAGTTTATATTACTCCTGCTTTTCCTAAACTGATTTATGTATTGGATGAAAACAATATAGAAGAAAATTCTCCTTATTGGAATTTAACTGTATTGGCGGCTAAATGTACGGCTAAACGTATGGTTCCAGATTATATTTCAGCAAAGAAAATGAGAGAATATAAAAATGCAGTATATGCATGTATGGGATGCAGGTCTTTCCTTACACCTGATAGAACAACAGAAAATTATAGTAAATGCAATAATTGGGAAAAGGGAAATAAGTATTATGGAAGATTTAATGCCGGGGTTACAACTATTAATTTAGCTGACCTTGCATTATCATCTGGTGGAGATTTTAACAAATTCTGGGAATTATTTGAAGAAAGAACAGAGCTTTGTCATTTAGGATTAAAGGCCAGATTAAAAAGATTGGAACAGGTTACTTCTGATGTGGCCCCTATCTTATGGCAGAACGGCGCATTGGCACGTTTGAATAAAGAAGAAGGATTATACGACTTACTTCATCATGGTTACTGTACGGTATCATTAGGTTACGGGGCTTTATACGAATGTGTAAAATATATGACAGGGCATTCACACACTGATGGAGCAGAAGGTGAGAAATTTGGCCTGGAAGTTATGCAGAAACTTAATGATAAATGTGCTCAGTGGAAAGCGGCAGAAGATATAGATTATTCTGTATATGGTACTCCATTAGAAAGTGGAACTTATAAATTCGCTAAAAGTCTTAAGAAAAGATTTGGTGAAGATGTATTTATAAAACTTGATGGAAAAGACCGAGATTATGTTACTAACAGCTATCATGTTCCTGTATTTGAGCATATTGACCCATTTACTAAATTAGCTATTGAATCCAAGTTTCAGAAACTTTCTCCTGGTGGGGCAATAAGTTATATTGAAACGGCTGATTTAACCGGAAATATAGATGCTGTTTTAACAGTTATGCGTTTCATTTATGATAATATCATGTATGCAGAATTAAATACAAAAAGTGATTATTGTCATGAATGCGGTTATGACGGAGAAATGAAAATCAATTCAAACAATATGACTTGGTATTGCCCTAATTGCGGAAATACTAATCAGGATACAATGAATATAGCAAGACGTACTTGTGGGTTAACTTTATAGGCTCACGTTAAACCATCTAAACTGCGGGGACTTCCTTAAGCTTTAATAACTAAACTTATATAGCAATATATAAGCGGCAAAAAGTAATGTTTTTGGTATAGTAAAATCATTAAAGATTGGATAATCCGCAACGAAACCTCTCATTGAGAGGGACGCTCAACGACTATAATGGTGGAATATTATTTTCTTATATTATAAAATAGAAAATAATATTAAGGGATAGTCTACTCCCACATTTGAAATAAAATGTGTTAAAGTACTAGGAAACTAGGGGTATAAAGGATATAGGAACTCATTATTGGAATTATGGAAGAACAGAAGAAATTAGAGATAGATTTGTTCATTTGGGAGATAATGAAAATTAATTCTAATCTACTTTAAAATAACCTAGTAAAACTCAAATCTAGCCGTTTTAACCCTGTAGCCTAATACTTCTTCATCCAAGGGTATTAAACGGCTAGATTTAGTTTATACGATGTTTTAACCATATAGGAGGTAAAATCATGAACAGTCTTTTTAACGGCCTCGCAATAGAATATCTTAATGGCAAAAAAACAATAAGGTATGCCGCACTTAAAGAAAATGATATAGTAAACGGAGAAAACATATGTGTTTCTTTTTGGACACAAGGATGCCCCTTTCATTGTCCTGGATGCCATAATCCAGAAACATGGAATTTTAATGGAGGAATTGAAGAAAGTTTTCAAGAAGTTTTAGATAAAATATTAACAGCTATTCCAAAAAATGGAGTACAAAGAAATTTTTCTGTATTAGGGGGAGAACCTTTATGCAATGAAAATATTCGTTATGTATGGGAAATATTATATTTTGTAAAACAATATTTTCCAAATATAAAAATCTTTTTATGGACGGGATATACAAAAGAAGAAATATTCTCTTTTTCTATTAAGAAGAAAATTTTTAATAGTCTCACATATGAAGGTTGGTATGAAGATTGGCTTAGAATTAATATTATTAGATTTATTGATGTGATAATAACAGGAAGGTATGAACAAGATAAAAGAGATATCACTCTTAAATTAAAAGGAAGTACTAATCAAGAAATTTTATATAAAAATATTGATTATTAATATGAAATAGGATTAATATTACAGTATATTGATAAGAATTATGAATCAGATATAAATGATTCTGGATTGTAAACAAAAAACCCTCAGTTTCGACATGAACTGAGGGTTTTTGTTTATTTTTGTCTAGTTGTATGCTATAATAGAATAACTATCAAACTTTAATCTAAAATTGTTCTTAATACATAGGAGGAGAAATCCCTATGAATAAAAAATAAGGAGATTTTAGATGATTAAAAAAAGTTTAGACGGAAAACGGTTTTTGTGAATGGGTACGACCGCTTCCATTATGGAAGATGGAACCATGTACCATCATATTATCGCACTCCACCTAGACGAAGATAGTAAAAGTAAAGCTGACCTCTCAGGCAACGAGGGGTTGTCTTTTCTCATTTATACCCCCTCTCGGCCCTCTTGTCAACCCCTAAAATTCGCATATACGAACTCACAGTAATAGTTTCATATACAAAAATATTTTTTGTTACGTGATTCCGAGCCGCAACGGAGACAGCCTATTTTACTTTACGAATTGAAGGTTATATTAAGTTTATATTGACTTATTATATTTTATATAGTATAATTAATATAAATTAATATAAATTAATATAAATAATAAATAAAAATAAAAGGAGATTAAAAATATGACTATGATTAATGATTCAACTCCCTTAGTAAATGCTGAAATTATACGTGAAGAAACTGTAGACATTCGCTGGAATAAAATTTATCGTATTATTAACAAAGCTAAAAAGAAAGGATGTTTTCAATGTTGTACGAAAAAAATAGGGAAATTAACAAATGAAGAATTTTCTAAACTTATATCATTGGGCTATAGGGTTTATTTAAATGAATTTAACTTTAACTCTGACCATATAATAGATTGGAGAGAAAATAAAAATGAAGAATCCTAATAATCCCTATACTATAGATAATTTTCTTTTGAAAATACCTATTTATAAAGACACGTTTCCTAATGAAGAAGAATTAATAAACTGGTATTTAGAACAGCTCTATCAAATAGAGTTAGAACTCGAAGGTAAATTAAATCCTAATTATAGACATTATTTAAAAAAGAAACATACATGTTTATATATTGGATTAATGTCTTTCTATAAATTAACGTCTTTCTATGATATATGATAGTAATTAGTAATTATCAGACAATTCAATAAAAATCATTATAAAGTCTGTCAGGGAATGTGCTCATTTTCCTTGACAAACTTAGTATTATCAAGTATAATAAAGATAAATAAAAAGACGAATACTTCTTCATCTATATTATTTTAAACTCTTGTACTCGTATGTACCAATTTATATTCTATATTAAAAGGAGAAATAAGCCATGAATAAAAGAATGAAAAAGAAAAAAGAAGCTCAGTTAAAAGAATGGGCTATAAAAGAAGGACTTTTCTTTTTTAACAAAAAAAAGTTTTGTTCTTAATTCTAATGATGTTAAAATATATAACACCATTAACTTTTTGCCAGCCGGGACAAAAGTATTACTTTCTAATAATTTTGAAGATTGGATAGAAATGGGTATTGGCGATAAAACTGAATTTAATTTTTACAAATCAAAAAAATTTGTAGCTACATTGGTAAGAGATAAAAGAAATGAAAATATACCTTCTTTCCCTGTAAGCATCAATTATGATAAAAAAGAAAGTGAATATGGTAGGTATGATTTATGGGCTATGGGTGGAATTATAATTAGAAAATTGTAAATTAAAAATAAATTTTAAAAAGGAGATATAAAAATGAAAAATAATTACAATGTAGGAGATATAATAATTTTAACAAAAAATTCTAAAATCTTAGAAAATGTAGGAATAGTAATGAAAAAATACAGGGGCGCAAAAGCAAAAATTACAGAAATGGATTATAATGATAAAGATGGTCTTTTCTATTTAATTAGAATTGAAAATACTAATACATTTTTTTGGATTAGTAAAAAATGTATTGATGAAATAGAAACTTTCAAAAAAAATTACAAGTAAAGAATCATCCAAGCAGGAAATTTATATCAAATATCATAATCCAGAATTAATTTATTTACAAAAGATTGGCGGCGACAAATCTGATTGGATTGATTTAAGAGCCGCCGAAGAAGTATCTCTTAAAAAAGGAGAGATTCGTAGAATTTCTTTAGGTATATCTATGCAGTTACCAGAAAACTATGAAGCCCATGTTCTTCCCAGAAGTAGTACACCTGAAAAATTTGGCATTATCATGGCACATTCACAAGGTATTATTGACAACAGTTATTGTGGTGATAACGATATATGGTCATTTTTAGCATTAGCTATAAGAGTTACAACTATCTATGTAAACGACCGTATAGCTCAGTTCAGAATATACCAGAAACAGCCCGATATCTCTTTTGTACCAGTTTGTAACTTGGGAAATCCAGACAGAGGTGGCTTCGGTTCAACAGGAACAAAATAAAGAAATAAGGAGAATATAAAATGTTTGATGAAATATTAGAAGAAATAATCAATAACGAAAATTACAATAATACAGAAAAAGGTGCAAAAATTTGTTTGAGAATGCAAGAAATTTACGGCATTAGCGATATCACTTTTATTAAAAATCCTAACTTAATCATTGACAAATTTGATAGAACATTGTGGAAACAAGCACTCAATGAATGTAAAGTAAATTTTATAAAAGAAGATTTAGAATATTTGAATAAATATTTAAAATCAAAATAAAACAAAAAATACCCTCTCCTAACAAAATTGGAGAGGGTATTTTTATTACTTACTTTTATACATAACTTTCATAACAGTATTTTCATTATTGTTTAATAAAGTAACTCCATTATAAGCATAAAGACTTTTAATTGCGTCAACATTACTTTGGTCTAAGGGAGTTTCTACATAATCTTCTGGATTTGTATAAGTAATAATCTTAAGAGGATTGGTAGCTAAATGAGCTTTCCATAATGACAAACCTTTATCTTCTAAAGATTCATCATAGAATTGATTATAAGGAATATAAATAAAATTATTATTATCAATTCCTAACCATAATTGTGGTTCATTTTCTATTCTTTTGGTTCTTACAAAATACTGATTGCAAAATCCTGCCCTTCTATTCATAGGAACAGGTAAACTTCCTGACAATTGAAATCTTTTATCAGATGGACTAAAAGACCAATTTTCACTACCATCTAATGTTATTTCTATACAACGATTAACTGTTTTTGTGGGAGTTATTTCATCTGCATAATCTCCAACTTTTCTGAAAGGTTCAGTAAAAGTAAGAGAAATTGTTTGAGGGTTATAATAAGGTTGCCATGGAATAACAGAACTTCCTTTATTAAGAACTATATCTTTAAAATAGCCACCATTACCTGTAGTCCTATTTCTAAAATAAATATTAATAGATTTAGTATCTTCTGTAGTTGTAAATTTACCTGATGAAGTATTATTTAAAATTATTACATTATCTTTTATTACAGTTCCATCTTCTCTTAACAAAGAAATTGAAACATGCATACTTTCTACATTAGGTGTATCATTAAATATAATACTATAAAAAGTATACAATGTATTTGGTATAACATTAATATTATAATTAAGACTTAAATAACCTCTCGTAGGATTAGTTATAGAAATTTTATTTCCTGTAATAATCCATTGACCTAATGAAGAAGAAGGATTATCTATATTAAACATTTGTGCTGACTTAACAATAACAGATTTAATATCAGCATTTACAATTTCTTGTGGATAATCTGGGCTTGGTGATGGTTTACCTCCCGTATAAGGTTCCCAATCTGAATCTGTTGGAATTGCTTCTTTCATCCATACCATAGGCTTTATTGTACCGGGTTTTATAGTGCTGTTTTTATTACCGTATATAGAAATTATAACATGCACATCATTTACCATAAGGTCCTCAGCCGTTATTTCTATTGGTATTGCAGTTTGACTCGTGATTTCCTTATTTAATCCTGTTCCTAGCAACAAAAAGGCGCACCGAGGGTAAACATCAGACTTTGATATGTTATATTTTCCGGGTTTAAGCACCTGCAATGTTTTGTCTTTGGAATAGATATGCTCACTATAAAATGTTTCCGTTAAAACACCTGTTCCAGTTATAGTAAAACTACCATCACCATTATTGACTACCGTTGCACCTCCCTGGGACTTTGATGGTATCTTATTGGCATCAAACAACTGTGCTCCTGTAGTTTGCAACTGAGTAGTATTCCCTTCAATACTTTCTACTTGCATCCAATTACTTTTAGAATCTATAGTAATTTCATTACCTGTAGCTTCAAAATAATTACAGCAATCCATCTGCTCTCTACGCATTAAACTCATTAATTACTCACCTTCCATCCCTGAAAAGTAAGAAGATTATTGACTATGCTACATTGATATACTGTATTAGGTGCAACAATCATTTCAGATTTTACACCAGCAGGAAAAGTTACTACTGTAGGAGTTACCCCAGAAGTAAACTGAAACATCCATTCCCTAATTATTTCACCCGATTCAGATGAATTATTTAAACCTGTAATATTAAGAGAAGCTAATTCTGAAAAAACATATAAAATATTATTTGTTAAAGCCATAGAAATAGTATTTCCTTCTACGGCCTTAACACTGGTTTTATACGAAAATTTATTATCTGTTTCTGTTTTGGTATAATACTGACTTAAATCTATGGTACTTCCTAATGCATCCCATTCTGTTCCATTCCAGGCTACATTCATTCCTGGTTCACCATAAATAGATTTAACTGTTATATTATACATGTCTCCTACTCTTGGATTAGTAGGAAGTAAATCCACATTATCTATTGAAGCTTTAAAAACTAATGCGGCAGGAATAGCGTCTATTTCACCATTTATCTTTGCAATTTTATTTAAGCAAATAGCTAAAACTTGCATGGGAGACATTTAAACACCTCCCTCAGTTATCCATGTTTTTGTCGCTTTATTAAAGAAATATACTTTAAATGTATCCATCTCAAAAAATGATGAACCATTAGGAATTCCTTCATCTACGGGTTTATTATCAGTACTTAAGCCACAAAATTCTGCTTCGGCAGTACCGTTTGCCCCCCCCCACTTATTCATAGTTACCATATTTTTTACCTCCATTATTCATTAAATTTATTTACAAGTCCAGCAAATTTTAATGCCCCATCATCTTTAGCATCAAATACAATACTTTTATTTGTAACTAATTTACCTTCATTATCCAGATAATACCATTTACCATTATCATAAAGCATTCCTTTATGCATAGCTCCTGTATCATCTAAATAATACCAGTCTCCATTGTATTTATACCATGTGTCAGTTAAACAGGCACCGGCCCCATCAAAATAATACCAATTATCTTTATAGAAAAGCCACTGATTAGAAATCATTCCTCCATCACCAGCCAAATAATACCATCTTCCATTCTCATAAAACCAATCGTCATGAATCATTAGGCCATCACCAGCTAAAATATACCATCTGTCTTTATCCCTTACCCATGCATTTTTCAGCATAACTCCATTCTGAAAATATACATATCCATCCTTAACCTTTTTCCATCCCTGTAAACCTTCTTCTGCCTGATAATTAATATCCTTTATCTGGAAAGCGTTTACCCATGGGGTAGAAGTCCTGTTGCTTCGGATGGTGCCATAGTTAATACCCTTGGCTTCTATGACCTTGGTAGAACTCTCTACAATGCCGATATGACCATTTTTCCATACCGCCCAACCAAACTTACCATCATCAAGTTTTGAAGGCTGTATCTTGTTTGTACCAGTCTGTTCAAAATTACTGGAACCACGAATGATACCAGTATACCATGAAATAAGACCAGAACAATCAACTGCATACTCACCAACCCATTTTAAAAGCTGGTTTATATAAGACTGAGTATAAATGTTAGGATACATTCTAGCCCAGGAATATATTTTTGTTTTAGTAAGTATCTCTCCCTTTGCCCCATATGCATAATGTGTACCAATTTTAGACTGTGCAAATTCCACTAGTCCTTTTGCCGTTTTTAAATCTGCCATAATAATCTTCCTTTCTTTTTAGCTAAACCAAATACGATTCTAAAAATATGTAAAGGGAGGATATTATCCCTCCCTTAACAACATCAATCTTTACGTTCGTCTGATTTACCAGTAGCCGGCCCTGTGGTTACATAATTCTTTTCTGTGTTTAAAGCTGTAGGAGTTAAATCTTCCTTACGATTGATAGCATCATTCTTTCTCTGCTCCGGTGTCCTCTTGTCACTGTGACCTTTTAAAACTGCCATTATAAATTCCTCTCTTTCTTGAAATCATTTTTTATGGTTACATTTATATTATACCCTTTTTAGGGTATTCTATACATTTACTTTGTAGGATTTATAGGTGGAACCCATTCTGGGGCAACAACTTCTCTTAAGTTACCCAAATCAGGAACTAAATTCATATCCATATTGTTTTTTAAATAAATATTACGATAATAATTACAGTTACCAGGCATTTCTTCAAAAACTAAAGGAATATTAGCCGCATTTAAAATTTTAAGAACTTCATCTATTCTATCATTCGCATATGCGGCCTGTCGTATACCTTCTTCCGCAATGTCTCTATCAAGAGGAATATATTGAATAGGCGTTATTCCATCAGCCTTATAAAACACGCTGTTAATGTACTTATCCCCTATCTCACAGGGATACTGCGTGCATTCCACTGCATACGCATTGTTCCCATTACTGCTCCTTTCCTGGCATGACCACTGCCAGTATATCCGCCTTTTCCGTTTCAGTTAGATTTATATACCCGTCCAGGATGTCTGCCGGCTCCTCGCCCTGATTCTTCCGAATCTCCAGCGCCCGTATAATAATATTTTTTTTGATTCCGCTTATCATAACATCGCACCTCCTATCACGTCTGCCAATGCAATAGTCAGCTCCGCATTCTCCTGGCGGAGCTGTTCCACCTGCTGTTCCTGAGTGGGGATATATTCAACTGGTGTCACTCCATCCGATTTATAAAAAATTCCGTCGATATACTTACCCCCTATCTCACAGGGATATTGCGTACAATCCACTGCATACGCATCGTCACCATAGACACACCGCGCCACCCGGTTGGTTTCTTCATAATGCCCTACCACCACATTCTGTACCGTTTCACCAGATATCATTGCGAATACTTCGTGTGCTACCATATTAATCCTCCTATTTTAATCTGATTAAAACAACTCCTGAGCCGCCAGAACCACCCCACTCGGCGGTTCCGTATCTATCGCCGCCGCCTCCGCCGCCGCCTCCGCCAGTGTTAGCAATGCCGGGATTACCTGTATCATAACTGCCTGCTCCGCCGCCGCCAGCACCACCAGCGCCGGGGTCGCCGTAAGTTACTCCTCCACCGCCACCGCCGCCAGAGTATAGAGTATTGCCAGCT